CCTGGGCGGTGCCTGGGCGGTGCCTGGGCGGTGCCTGGGCGGTGCCTGGGCGGTGCCCGATAGCCCGAAATGCTTATCAAAAAGCGCAATATAGGCCTAAAAAACCCCTTACCCCTTACGTCGGCTTTTTAAAAAAAAAATTTGCCTCTTTTTTTCGCCGGTCGGAAAAATTTCAACCGACCTTTTTTTGTGAACCCTCCACCAAATGACGCCGAATGATTTCCATCGCGTCCCTCAAGTCCCGCCGTGATTCTTCCATCGCGTCCTGCTGCTCCTTCATCCTCCAGTAAGCGTCCTCCGCGAACCGCGCCAGGTTCTCGTGACTCCATGCGGCAAAGTTCGGGCCGTCCACTTTTTCCATCTTTCCCATTTTTCAATCCTTACATCAATCTTACAAAGCCTGTGGATAACTTTTCATCACTTAAATCCCAAGTCAGTACCCAAACTGCCCGCATCCATCTGGTAACCGGTAACCCCTTCTAAAGAAGGGGGTTACCACAGTTACCACTTTATGGCTGTTTTGCCCCCGGTAACCGGTTACCTAAAAGTTACCAGCAGTTACCAGTTACCAGTGGATAACCTGTGGATAACTATCGCTGACCCTTGTCCATGATCAGGGAACTGGCCCATGCTCCGTCCTCAATCACCCACCCATATTCATGGGGAGCAATGAGTCCACTGACCAGCAAAGTATTGATCAGCTTGCCATCGGCGGCAGGCTTTATGTACTGTTTCGCAGATTTTTCTCCGATGTTCATGTCGGTCATGAGGTAACTGAGCAATCCACTTTCAGACACATAGGGTTTACCCTGGCGCTCTTCTGCCGCAGTTGCCCACCATCCATTGGCGAAAGTCTTTTGTGCTGTGGCGATCTTGCTGTCCTTCTTGGCTGATGGTGGCGGCGCATCCTCTTGCACAAGCACCGCGCTGGTGACCTGAATTCCATCCTCATCGAACCAGCCTGGAATCTCCACGCTTTTCAAGCTGGCGTGAAGTGGTGCTGCCATCTCGGCGTCTTTGGACTTGCGTTGGACGATCTGCATGGGTGTATCGCCCTTGGCTGGGACAATGCTGATCTCGATGTCCAGGGCGCCCTTCCAGGCACTCGATCCACGCGCTCGGTGCTGGGCTTCATCTGAGTTGCCGGTGTGGTGAACCAGGATCACCGAGCATTTGAATTTGATCATCAATGCTGCACATGCGTCGAGCATCGTCTTGGCGTCTTGGGAACTGTTCTCATCACCTGCCAAGAATCGGTGTAGAGTATCAATCACGAGCACATCAGGAATTATGTCAAGGGCTGCAATGCTGTCTATGACACGTTTTAGACCTCCAATCGTGTTCAGATCGCAACCATCTTTTGACAGCCACATTTGCAACTTGGATGCCTTGTTGTAATGCTTCCAGGCTGCTATGCGTCCACGCAATCCTTGGTGGCCTTCACCGGCCAGGTACACGATCTTGGCGGGTTTGACCTTGTTGCCCATCCAGTCATCCATGCCAGACCCCATGCGCAGGCACCAATCAAGCACTGCGAAGGTCTTGCCACCGCCGGAAGGGCCATGCACCATGATCAGGGCTTCCTGCTGAATCCAGTTCTTCACAAACCATTTGATGGGGGCTGGCTGGGCGCAGAAATCGTCGGCTGGGACAAGCCATTCGATCTTTGGCGGGTTGAGGAGTAGGTTCAGGTCGTTGCCCGCCTGGGCATAGTCATTGGCGTCCCCAAGGGTCGGTGGCATGACCATCCGAACACCGTACTTTGCTGACGCCTGCTCGGCGTACTTCTGGCCAACGCCTGACGCATCATGGTCGGCCACAATCACCATGTCTGGGTAAAGGGTGTGCAATGTCGCGACCACTGGCACGATGTTGCTGGCGCTGTAGGCCACCACGCAAGGGCGCCCGGTGATCTCATGGATGGTGGCTGCGGTGGCGAATCCCTCGGCCACATAGAGCGGGCCTGGTTCTTCCGTGTTGCCAATGATGTTGAACTTGCCGCCTGTGGCCCCGCCAGGGTGATAGAGCTTGCCGCCCTCATTGTCGATGTATTGGAGCGTGGACAAAACGCCGTCCTCATCGTAGAGCGGTACCACCAGCCTGCCATCGCCTGTGACTCGTGCGCCGTTGGGTTCAATGCCTTTGCGGGCCAGGTATGGATGCTCTGGTGAGGCGCCCATGCAGCCCGTCCAGATGGTGTCCACCGTGTTGGCAGCGGCCTCCTGGCTTTTCTTCTTCTCCGCATCGCGCAAGGTGCGTGCCTCATTGGTGCGCCGAGCGATGGCCATCTCATCTGCCTGGGTCAACTCTCGGCCCATCTCGGCTTTGAATGACACCTCGACGCCTGCCCGCCAGCAGCCAAATCGACCAGCCGGAACGCCATCACCAAACACCACATACCAGCCAGGCTTATCAGTGTGACCGCCCTCGCCCTTGGTGTTGGAGCGGAATCTGTGCAAAGCGCCGTCAAGGAAGATCTTCTCTGGTGGTGTGATGCCAATCTCCAGCATGGCACTGCGAAGCTGATCCTCTGGTGAGGCGACTGGTTTGGGTGCTGGTGGTGACCATGCGCCACCAAAAATGGATGTGAGATCAGCCATGTGCTGTCTCCTTGCTTTGAAGGTATTCGCTCAAGGCTCTGACAGTCTCATATAAGGGGTTGGAATCCTCCTGCATGAACCGGTAAACCGTGGCCGGGTGGACACCAGCATTCTCAGCCACTCGCTTCAGATTGGCATCTTCCAATCTTGTTTTAATCTGCTCAACAGTCATCATAGTTTGCACCTCAGTAAAAAAATTTTCGACAGTGCTTGCATGGTACACGATTTTGAGTTATGATTCAGCCACGCACCGAACTGATTTCCAGACGGGTGTGAAAAAAGGAGAGCCAAATGGCTATCAATCTCAAGAGTACGGGCGGTCTTGCCGCCAATAGCGTGAAGGTGCTTGTCTATGGTCAAGCTGGCGCCGGTAAGACTTCATTGCTGAAGACCTTGCCAAGCCCCATCGTATTGTCTGCTGAAGGCGGTCTGCTGTCCATCCAGGATGCTGACCTACCCTACATCGAGATCAATTCGATGGAGACATTGTTGGAGGCTTACGAGTGGCTGACAACCAGCGAAGAGGCCAAGCACTACAAGTCGGTTGGCTTGGACTCCATCAGCGAGATCGCCGAGGTCGTTCTGAACTACGAGAAGAAGACCAACAAAGATCCACGCGCTGCCTACGGTGCGATGCAAGAGCAGATGGCTGACATCATCCGCAACTTCCGCGACATTCCTGGTATGCACGTTTTTATGACTGCCAAGTTGGACAAGTCCAGCGATGAGATGGGTCGTCAACTGTACAGCCCGTCCATGCCTGGCAACAAGACCGGCCAGTCGCTGCCCTACTTCTTTGATGAAGTGCTGGCCTTGCGCATAGAAAAAGATGGCGATGGAGTTGTCCAACGCGCTTTGATGTGCGAAAGCGACGGCCTGTGGCTTGCCAAAGACCGTAGCGGCAAACTCGCTGCCTGGGAAGCCCCAGACCTGTCAGAAATCATCGCCAAGATCGGAGGCCGTAAATGATCGACCAAGAACCAGCATTCCCAGTCAACTTCGCCAACGATACCGAGTGGGACATGGAAGACCCATTTGGACGCAATATCCCGCCGTTCTCCAACAGCCAATACACCGGCATGACCAAGCGTGAATTGTTTGCGATGAAGGCCATGCAAGGTCTTTTGTCAGGAAGCCACAACTTGAATAAGTACGAAATCGCAAGACTGTCAATTGAAGTCGCGGAAGAATTACTTCTTTGTCTGGATATTGAAGAATGATCAAAGAACCATCACTTGCCCAGCAATGGGAAGTCGCCAAATCAACCGAAGCGGAGTGGACTCAGCGCCGCCGCAAGATTGAAGATCAGTTGGTGAAGCAGCTTCAGATTCCAGAGAATCTGGACGGCACCAAGAATTTTGAACTTGGCGAGTACAAGGTCAAGATTGAAGGTCGAATCAAAAAAAATGTCAACAGTGACAAGCTGCAAGAACTTGCTGTCGAAGCTGGCCTTGAAGATCACCTGTCCAGCCTATTTCGCTGGAAACCAGAAATCAATGCAACTGCCTGGAAAGCTGCCGACCCGGCGCTGACCAATCATTTGCTTGGTGCAATCACGTCCACACCCGGACGCCCTTCGTTCTCCGTTATCAAGAAAGACTGAAAATCATGGCATTTCTAGACCAAACCTTTGAGGCAGACAGCCTCCCCGTTGGCAACACAAGCTACGGCGCAATCCCTGCTGGCTGGTACAACGCCACCATCCAGAAAGCCGAACTGAAGCCCACCAAAGCTGGCAATGGCCGACTCATTGGCCTGCGCCTGGCAATCACTGGCCCGACCCATCAAGGCCGGGTGGTGTTCTGCAACCTGAACATCAACAACCCCAACCCCCAGGCCGAAGAGATCGGACGCCAGCAGCTGGGTGAGATCATGCGTGCAATTGGTCTGGCCCGTGTTGGCGACACCGACGAATTGGTCGGCGGCATGTTGTCGGTCAAGTTGACGCTCAAGAACGACGACCAGGAAAACGATGTCAAGGGCTTCAAAGCCATTGGCGGTTCTATTCCAAAGGCAATGCCTGGAGTGGTTGCGGCCCATGTTGCAATGGGAGAGAAGAACGCGACAGTAATGCAATCCGCACCCGCAAAGGCTGCACCACCCTGGGCCAAAAAATGAGTACCTACGCCGAACTGGAAATGAAGATCGTGCAATGGGCGGAAGCCCGCAAGATCATTCCGAACAGCACACCAGCAACGCAGTTGTTGAAGGCCATGAGCGAGCTTGGTGAGTTGGCTGATGCCACCATCAAGGATGACCGCCTGGGCATTATTGACGGCGTGGGCGATGTGATGGTGTGCCTGATTAACTTCTGCGCACTCCAGGACATCAACCTGGTGACCTGCATGGACATCGCCTACGATGAGATCAAGGTTCGTAAAGGCACACTGATGCCAAACGGCGTTTTTGTAAAGGCATAGTTTACAGTTTCGGGGGGATGCGTACTCCATGTTCCGGTACACGCAAAAAGACCGGGCTTTATGAGGCAAGTCCCCCCACCCTTTTCGGGGGAAAGCGGATGCTGTGGAGTAATGGGCGGTCTCTTGATCCCACAGACGCAGCGAGTACCCCACCTTTTACGGGAAACAGTGTCGAGTATCGGGTTAGCGCCGGTATTTTGGTTCCGCTTTAATAGACACTGCTCAATGTGAGTCGGCATTGTTTCCCACCATACAACAGGATAAGACGAATCATGAAAATCCCAGAGCCAACAACACCCGTGGTCACCATTGCCACGTTGATTGACGAGGCGCATGAAAAGCGCCAGGAAAAGCCCCGCCCGCACCTTGGCTGCTCTATGCTTGGTCACTCATGTGATCGTTGGCTCTGGCTGTCATTCCGCTGGGCTGTGGTCGAGAAATTCCCAGGCCGCATCCTGCGACTGTTTCGCCGAGGCCACCATGAGGAAAACTTCATCGTGTCCGATCTGCGCTCCGCAGGCATTGACATCCGCAACACCACTGGCGCTCAAAGCCGTGTTGACTTTGGCACACACGTTTCAGGCTCGATTGATGGCGTGATTCACTCTGGTGTGCCGGGTGCCGAAAAGGGTAAGCACATCGCCGAGTTTAAGACCCATGCACGGAAGTCGTTCGAGTCTGTGGTCAAGGAGGGCGTCGAGAAATCAAAGTGGATGCACTACGTTCAAATGCAGGTCTATATGCTTGGCTCCAAGATCGATCGTGCGCTCTATCTGGCGGTCTGCAAAGACGATGACCGCATCTACACCGAGCGGGTGCGCTTGGACAAAGAACTGGCCCAGAAATTTGTCGATCGCGGTCATCGCATCGCCCTGACAGATCGCCTGCCCGAGCCAATGAATACCGACCCGACTTGGTACGAATGTATGTATTGCCCAGGCCATGATTTCTGCTTTGGCAGCAAGACCACCAAGGAGGTGAATTGCCGCACCTGCGCCAATGCCACGGCCCTGAGTGACAGCACATGGCACTGCGCCAAATGGGACGATGTGATTCCGGTGGACGCCCAGCACGCTGGTTGCGAAAGCCATGTCCTACATCCTGATCTGGTGCCGTGGCAGCAAATCGACAGTCCCAAAGACTGGGTCGCCAAGTACCGCATCGGCAAGAAGGAAGTTATGAACGGTGAGCATGGGCCTGATGTGTACTCATCCAAAGAATTGCTGGCAAACCCTGATGCCTGCGGCCAGCCCCACCTGTTCATCGACAAGATGCGTGCAGACTTCAACGCGAGGATTGTTTGATGCTCCGCGACTATCAACAAAGAGCCATAGATGACCTCTACAAGTGGTTTGAAGAGGGCAACCAAGGCAACCCCTGCTTGGTACTGCCCACAGGCTCAGGAAAGAGCCATATCGTGGCCGCGCTGTGCAAGGATGCATTGCAGAACTGGCCTGAGACTCAGGTGTTGATGCTGACCCATGTCAAAGAACTGATTGAGCAGAATGCCGAGAAGATGCGACAGCACTGGCCCAATGCGCCGATGGGGATTTACAGCGCCAGCATGAGGAGCAAGGAACTGGGCCAGCCCATCACCTTTGCTGGCATCCAGTCGATCCACAAACGCGCCAAGGAGATCGGCCACATCGATCTGGTCATCATTGATGAGTGCCATCTGGTCAGCCACAAGAACGAAGGCGGCTACCGCAAGCTGCTTGGTGACCTGCTGGAGATCAACCCGGCCATGCGGGTGATTGGTTTGACGGCCACACCTTACCGCCTGGGACATGGTCTGATCACCGACAAGCCTGCGCTGTTTGATGGCCTGATTGAGTCGATCACGATCCCTGAGTTGATCTTCAAAGGCTTTTTGGCTACCTTGCGATCCAAGATCACCAAGTCGAAGCTGAACACCGATGGCGTCCACAAGCGCGGCGGCGAGTACATCGAATCCGAACTGCAAGATGCCGTGGACACCGACGAGCAGAACCATGCTGTCGTGCGCGAGGTCATCTCGCTGGCTGGTGATCGCAAGGCGTGGCTATTTTTCTGCACTGGCGTCGATCACGCCAAGCACATCGCTGAAGTCCTGATCTCCAACGGCATCGCGGCAGGCTGCGTGACCGGCGAGACACCAAAAAAAGAGCGCGAGGAGATGCTCAAGGCATTCAAGGCAGGCCAGCTACGGGCGCTCACCAACGCCAATGTGTTGACCACCGGCTTTGACTACCCTGACATCGATCTGGTCGCCATGCTGCGGCCAACCATGTCGCCTGGGCTGTATGTGCAGATGGCCGGTCGTGGCCTTCGACCCAAGTCACACACCGACCACTGCCTAGTGCTGGACTTTGCCGGTGTGGTCGCAACGCATGGGCCAATCACCGCCGTGCAGCCGCCAAAAAAGGGTGGTGAGGGAAATGGTGAGGCACCTGTGAAGGTCTGCGACAACTGTGGCGAGTTATGCGCCATTTCGGTGGCCGTATGCCCTGCCTGCGACACAGCCTTTCCTGCGCCAGAGCCGCCAAAGATGTTGCTCCGCAATGATGACATCATGGGCCTTGAAGGCACTGATCTGGAGGTCACAGCGTGGACATGGCGCAAGCACACCAGCAGGGCGAGTGGGAAAGATATGCTGGCCGTGACGTACTACGGCGGTCTGAGTGATGCACCAATCACCGAGTATTTGCCGGTGCTGCACGATGGCTATGCGGCCAACAAAGCCATGCGCTTGCTGCTGACGATGGCAAGTTCAGGTGGCGTTTCGCTGCTGAACATAGAAGGTCTTGAGGCCATCTCAAGCATGATGAACACCGCTCGCGCACCAAGCCTGATCGAGTTCAAAAAGGATGGAAAATTTTACCGAGTCATAAGGAGAGAATGGTAATGCGACACCCTATACCCGATATCGTTTCGGACTACGACCGACTGATTGCACAGGGGCCACCAAGATGCTGCCACACCTGCGAGTTCTACGACATCAAAGGAATGTGTACAGTTTTCTTTATGGAGCCACCAGAGGCGTTTGCGGCAACGCCAAGCGAGTGTCCTGAATACGAAAGCGAGATCCCATTTTGATCCCTTCAGAACACTACGAACAAGCCCTTGTCGTGCAGTGGTTCAGACGCACCTACCCGGGCGTCCTGATCCACTCAATTCCCAATGGCGGGGCCAGGAGCATGGCGACCGCCGTGGCGCTCAAAGTCGAAGGTACCGTCAAAGGAATCCCTGATCTTTTCATCCCGGCTTGGCGACTCTGGGTCGAGATGAAACGGGTCAAAGGTGGCGTACTCAGCCCAGACCAAAAAGAAATCATCGCGTATCTCGAACGTGTTGGATATTGTGTTATAGTGGGAAAAGGTGCTGAAGATGCAAAAACGCAAATCATCACCTATCACTCAACTCTTAAAGGATAAGACATGGCAATCCGCATCTACGTTGTCACCGACAACGAAACCCAAAAACAGCGCCTGATCCGCGCTACCAACCGCGCTGAAGCAGTTCGCTTTGCTTCTCGCACTCGCTTCACCGTCGAGGCCGCAAGCCAAGATGATCTGGTGAATCTGTTGCCAAATGGCGTGACGATTGAGTCGCAAGATGAAACAGCAAAAGCCGAATAAAGAGATCAAAGAGTTGTTCCTGAACATTCGGATGCCTGCATCCGTGATGGAAGAACTCAAGATCGCGGCTGAAGCCAACACCAGAACGATTTCTGGGCAGGCTTTGCTTTACATCAAGCAAGGGATTGCCCAGAAGTCTTGATGCAAGGCTGAAGAAAGATCACTTTATGTGGTCTTTTTTTGACTTAAATGTTGAAACGTGTTTTTTTGTGTTAGGATCACAGCATGACTTCAAAATTCTTTGGCTACGCTTTTGTGATTCTCGCCCTGTACGGTTTTGTGTCTCACGCAGACTATCAGGATGAGATACAACAGGAGGCCGATTACTGTTCAATGGTGGCGCTCTGGAAAGCGGATGCCTTGAAGAAAATCCCAAAACGGGCCAGGGCAGGTTGGCCCCCATTCAAACCGGAGATTTCATGCAACTGATCAAGTGGGTGGCGTCCTATTTTGTCGCCGTGTTCAGCTTGGTGGTGGCCGTTGGCCTCATCGGCTTCACCTTTGGAGCGTGTTTTGGCGCTGCCAACTACGCCTTCAAACTGGCCTTCCAACTCTGGAACGCATTATGACCAACACAGAGTTTTTTTTACTCATTGCAACAATATACATTGCGCCGCACTCACCCGCACCAGTAGGAATTCCAATTGGTTTGTTTTTTATAGCACTGTCTTACTTTTTCAAATGACGTGGCCCTTCCCGCCTTTCCCCACACCGATACCCGTGCAGACCGCACCGGAGAAGTTCAACCCTGACAACTACGAGGACGCATTGATATGAAAACACCACACAAACACGCCGCCCTCATCAAGGCATGGGCCGATGGCGCTGAAATTGAACTCAAAGACGGCAAAGATTGGCGCGCTATAAGCGAACCAAGTTGGAACAGAAACATGGAGTACCGCATCAAGCCCGAGCCGAAGCCTGATGTTGTTGAAAAGTATGTTGCCAGCCCTTGCGGCTTTAGATTAGTAGAGCACTGGGAACGCAAAAACCTCAAACTCACTTTTGACGGTGAGACTGGCAAACTGAAAGCAGCAGAGGTGATCGCATGAAACTCGACCGAGGCAACCCCAACCTGATGAAAAAAGCAGCAACCCGTGTGAATTCTCCTGCTCCGCTGGAGGCATTTGCCAATACCCTGGGTGACGTAGCGGCCAAGCGCCGACATCGAGCCACGGTGGGCTACGTGCCTTTGCCAAAAGATCCCAACGCCGCCCTGCCGCCGACGATCAGTGTCTGGGCGCAGCCAGTCTATGTGCCGCCCAAGTCGGAGTACGTCCGACCAGGCGCTGAAGACTTTCTCCGTTGCAAGAGCAGGGGGCTGTGATGAAGAAAGACAAGACATTGAAGCTGGCGCTTGAGGCGTTAGAGTCTGCGGATTGGTACATAGATCAACTTGAAATGATTGTGTACTCTGTTGATGACGATGGAACTCATGAAAACCGCGCCAAAGTGCAAGCAGCCATCACCGCCATTAAAGAAGCATTGGCACAACCTGTGCAGGAGCCTGTGGCGCAATGGCAAAAGCGTCACCAACTGTGGACAGAAGATGCATGGGAAAATTCCGAAGAACATGATGCCAAGCAGTGGCGCGACAAAGCACAAGGCTGGGAGATACGCGCCCTCTACACCGCCCCACAGCAACGCCCGTGGGTAGGACTGACGCCGCAGGAGATTGATGACATTGATGAGGCAAATTGGGAAGAAGACCATAAGGTATGGGGCATACATGAATTTGCCCAAGCCATTGAAACCGCATTACGGAGAAAAAACACATGACCAAAGACGAAGCACTGAAGCTGGCGCTTGATGCGCTGGAACTACCAAGCATGAAAACTTATGCGATGCTGGAACAATCTGGCGCAGCCATCACCGCCATCAAAGAAGCCCTAGCACAGCCAGCGCCGCCACCAGAGTGCAAGACCGAGGCCGAGCAAACGGAGTATGCCTTTGGATGGTGGAAGGCATTGGAGACGGTGAGGACTGAACAGCCAGCGCAGGAGCCGGTGGCGTGGATGATGAAATGGGCACAACATTCGCCATCTTTTACGACAGACAAATCAGATTACGTTTCTTGGTTTGCAGGTAAGGCGTCTTATCCAGACGAATTGGTCCCCCTCTACACCGCCCCACAGCAACGCCCGTGGGTAGGGCTGACGGATGAGGAAATAAACTTGATTTACGCAGCGCCACAAACCCATATTGGTCAATACGCTAGAGCCATCGAAGACAAGCTAAAGGAGAAGAATTTTGACTGAACGACTTAAAGAACGTATCGCAGAGGAATGGGCAATGCTTGATCCCGTTGACCCGCTGCGTGGATTGTTGTCAGATGTGATGGACGTTTTGGCACAGCCAGCGCCTCCACCAGAGTGCAAGACCGAGGCCGAGCAAACAGCGTATGCCTTTGGCTGGTGGAAGGCCTTGGAGTCGTTGAGGACTGGACAGCCAGCGCAGGAGTCGGTGGGTCACCGCGTTGGGTTTTGGTGCGCCGAATTAACTTGTAATAAGTGTTATAGCGCAGAGTTTCGATTTAAGCACACCACCCAACAACAGCGCCAGTGGGTAGGGCTGACGGAAGCGGAAATTGACGAATGGCCACCGGAAATACACGGCGTAATTCGCTTAATTGACGCCCAACTCAAGGAGAAGAACACATGACCAAAGACGAAGCATTGAAGCTGGCGCTACACGAACTGGAAGGCATACCCGTCTACAAAAAGTATGGTGTACGCATAAGTAACGCAATCACCGCCATCAAAGAAGCTTTGGCACTAACGAGCACGCAGTACGAGGAACAGCCAGCTCAGGAGTCGGTGGAATCTTTATACAACCCAAATCCGGTTGAGTATCAATACCATTATCCAGACGGTTCATGGAGGTGTTCAAACGGTGAGGTAATAAATGGTATGCACCCAGATAAAGCAAGATCACTTTACGCACTAAAGGACAACACATAATGGACATTTTGAAACGCATTGACCAAGCCCAGCAGTTTTGCAAGTTTTATGCGGATGGCGCTTATTCCGTTGAAACTGAAAAATGGAATCATCATGTCAATCCTGAATTTATTGAGGACATTCGCCAGTACATTGAATCGTTGCAACTTAAGCTGATGCACCTTCAAACTCAGCAAGCATACAAGGCTATATGTAAAGATGAATCCTACGACATGATTGATCGCTTTTTACGTAACAACCTTTATGACGATGACTACGAATCTTTTTCAGAGGCACTGCACGAAATTGCCACCACCCCACAACAGCAAGAGCCCCGCAACTTCTGCCCGAGGTGCGGTAAGCGCACGGCTGACTTGACGGTGATACACACCTGCACGCCACCGGAAGGAGGACACCAATGACCAGACGAGACAAAGAGATGGCGAGGCAGTGCCTAAGCAACGCAGAAATGTTAAATACTGTCAATTTTGATTTGGACAAGTTTGCCGACCTCATCCGTGCCGACGAGCGTGAGGCTTGTGCAAAGTTGTGTGTAAGCCACATTGGCTACCCACACCGACTTCATTTTGCAGCAGCAATCCGAGCAATGGGGAACACATGAAATTTGAAATCACTATTGCAGTTCTTGCTGCTGTCGGCGGGTTTGTCTGGCTGCTAATTTTGACGAAGGGGATGGTATGACCGAACAACGCTATCTTGCAGGGGGGCAAGAGTTCTACTACCCCCACGCAGGCGACCCGCCAGCGCCTGAGAACACCAAGCTGCTGCTGCTCACCACTGGCGGCATCTGCACCACGGGAACGTGGAACAACAACTGGTGCATCGGCTGGCTGCCGCTGCCCAAACGCAACATGACAAAAGAGGACATGAAATGAGAAAGTCAAACCAGAGCGCCCTGCGCGTTTTACTGCGTGGGTATGAGGATGGCCTGACTGTTTCCCAAATGGCAGCGTTCACTGACGCCCCTCAGAATTCAGTGCAACAATCCCTCAAGTGTATGCCTGACGCCTATATCGACCGCTGGAAAACCAGTGGGAGTAATCGGTATTTAAGCGCCGTCTGGTGTGTAGTTGTACCACCAGAGAATTGCCCCAAACCAGAAAGGAAGAAGCCATGACACCATCACCATCAGGAACCGAACTCGCAGTCTGTATGGACATCGCCAGTCGCCAGCAAATGGGAAGATTCAAGTACGGCACCACCGTATCTGAAAACCCGCTGACCAAAGCGCAATGGCGGCAGCACCTGTACGAGGAGTTGCTGGACGCCGTGATCTACCTCAAGCGCGAGATGCAGGAGGAGCAGCGCCAGATGGACGATCAGAAGTAGCGTGTGCCGGCCTTGTCGATGATGAGAGCCTGACGGCGGGGTTCATCACCGGCATTGCTGGGAACGCTGATATGCACCCAGGAATCGAATTCGCGGATGATTTGATCGTAGGGTAGCCCAGAGGCCACCAAGACGCGCACAACCTCATCTGGGGTCATTCCTGGCACCCTGATGTCGGCTGCACAGCCCAAGCGGTGCTGGCTAGTGTCTTTAGACCCTACGGCATCATTCACAGCTTTAGACCGGAACGCGCTGTTTATCATGATGGGGCGCATATCAAGCGCAGACTTTACCCGTTCTAAGAACTCAGCTAAACGCAGCAAGTTGGCTTTTTCCTCATCATTGGGCGTGTTGTCAAACTGCCGGTGCTGCGTAGCCGTTAACTCGGCAAGCGTAAAGTGCGGCGTCATTTCAAACCACCTTTCAAGGCATCAGTTTTGTCTTTGCTGGATTTGCTGGAGCCGTAGAAGAAGCTGATGATGGTTGCTACGGCAGTGCCAAGCAGAAAGCCCAGAATGATGTTGCCGAAGTCTTTGCCGCTGGAGGGTACTTGCCCAAAGGTGATGGCGAAGAAGTACGCCATTGAGCCGACAGACCAGAACCACGCAAAGTTGTAGATGAAATGCTTGGCGTACTTGTCCTCTTGATTCAACGCGACTTCCTGCATATGGCGGGCAGAGTCACGATCTTGGTTCTCAAGCTCAAACTGGCGCAAATCTAGTTCAGCCAATTTGGTCGCCGCTTCTGGGTCACCAGCAATGGCTTTTGCCACGGCTTCAACAGAATCTGCAACGCCAAATTTGTCAGCGATAGCGGTAACAGCAAGACCGCCAAGAGGCCCAGCGACAGCAGCGGCAGCAGCAGGGGCCAGACCCTTGAGTAGATTGAGTAAAGTTTCCATATCATCTCCGCATGAAATCAACGTATTCCATAGTTCCCCAAGCCACCAAGGTCACCAGACCGGCAGCAGCAACCATGAGCAATACCATCTCAATGGTTTCCTCAATTTCTTTCTTGCGCTTGGCTTTTGCTTTTTCCATTTGCATTTCCTCCGCTTTGCGCTTGTGGACGATGTTGTTGCGCTCCATCAGAATTGACTGCCAAACATCGGCGTTGCCCGACCAGATCAACATTTGCTTCAATTCGTTCTCGGCATCCTGAAGCTGTTTGGCGTGGATCACAGTCTCAAATGCCTGCGCTGTGTCTGACTTGCCGAACGTGGCCTTCTTGGGCTGGGACGCCGCCTTTGCGACGACATCCTTGGCCTCAAAGAACTTCATCAGGTCGCCGGACACCGCGCTGATGTCCTTGCCCATCTTGATCGCCGCTTGAACGCCCTTTATGGCGGCTTGCGCCGTGGCGAAAGCGGTGATCGGATCAATCATAGTTAGATATTGAATAGTTTTTTGACAAACTCAGCGGCTACACCGGGGCCAAGCAGCACAACCGCCAACAGCACATAAAGCAAATATTCAATTTTGGTCATGCGCTTGGAGCCATCATCAAACCGCGCTTGAATGCCCTCGTACCGTTGGGCGCAAACCGCCTCATGGACGCTTAACCGTTTATCAGTTTCGGTGGCTAATTCGTGTATCTGTTCCATGATTAAACCCGGTATACGATAAATGTGTTTGCCGCTGTTCTGCGAATACGGAAATTGGCAGAAATGCCGGTCAACACCGTCATAGTACCAACGCTTGTAACGCCAATTTCCGTTGCATCCAGTGTAATCGTGCCAGATGCCGTATTGATAACGGTAAAGTTAAATCCAATGTTGGTTGCAGGCCAAGCAATCAAAGTTTCAAGCGTTGTACCCAAAGGCATTGTGAGAATAAACGTGGTGCCGCTGGTGACTACAATTTGCGGCAGAATTTGAGCATTAGTCAGCGTTGTGGCTGCGGAAATTGTTGTTGCTGGGGCTGGAACATAAGGCAAAAATGCGCCAGTGGAAAGTATTAAATTTCCATTAACATCTAATGTCGCCCGGCTTGTATTTCCTGTTCCCAAATACAAAGAGCCTGATTGAAAATTGGTGATGTAACTATTTAAATTTACGCTGTCTTGATAAATACGCAATCCATTGGTTCCTGCGCCATAAATATTTATCCCGCCAGAAGCATTATCAGTTCCTTGAATATTTAATCTTGCCAGCAAAGAGTTTGCTCCCGTGCCAATACCAACATCACCAGAGTTACTAATTCGAACACGCTCGGTTAATGCGCCAGCACTTGACTCAACAGTATTAAATATCATACTTGCTGATCCACCAGATGTGGCATTGGAAATTACATCAATAGATGCTTGCAGCTTTGGCCCAAACGAACTTACATCAGCAGAATAATACCCAAGCCGCCCCCAAGGTAAAGTCGTACTCCAGTCGGAAGCATTGGTGGCGGTAGAAATCCTGACCTCTGTTGGAACTGGCGTAAGTGATCCTGTAGCTGAAGATACTTCAAGATTTGCATTTGGCGTAGCAGTGCCAATGCCTACATTGCCATTGGATTGAATCCGCATCCTGTCTTGACCTGCAAGAGTTTGAAAAGTTATTGCAGGAGAAACAGCACCTGCATACGCAGTTGCAAATAATACTGTGTTAGTAGTTTCAGCAAAACTGATTTGAATGCCGGGATTTATGGTAGCGCCAGTTCTACGAAAATATGCAATAACACCGTCTTCAGTTTTTTCCGAATATAGTCTTATAGTTGGATGTGCAGTTGCTCCAATACCAAGGTTTCCAGACAAGGACGCTTTCCATAAAGACGTTTGACCAGCAACGGAGAAATTTTGATACACGGCTAGGTTGCCATTGGCATTTAAGTTGCCGGTTGCGTTCCATTCAATTTCAGAAATGCTAAGTTGAAATACCGTTGCTGTGCTTGCAATATCGTTTATTACGTAAGCATAATTTCCATCTGGCGAAACATACATTCCAGTTGGAGATGCAATTGTCAATCCCATGCTTGCAAAAGTGTAATTTGTAAAAAATACAGCAGTTGTTAAATCCCATGCGGTGGAAAGTTTGTAAACATTAATGTCATCGCCAGAAGTTCCTACAACAAAAAACTTCAAACCATCATTTGAGAATGAAATTGAATTGACGTTAGTTTCTTGTGCAGCAATACTAATATAGCCACCATAAACGAAACTTGGAACTGACCAAGGGATGGGTACATCCCAATAATGAATTGCATCGTTTGGTGTTCCGGTATTACTAGCCAAATATGCTTTTGTGCCAGTTGGATTAAACCAAATTCCAGTTGGCGCAGTAGACAGAGATGAAATATCAAATGATGGCGCAAGAAGCGTTATTGTTGAAATGTCCCAAGGAATAGATAATGTATATGTGTAAATTGTAGCTGGAGCAGTTGCTCCAACAATGAAAACATTTAATCCATCAGGAGAGAAAAACAAGTCATGCGGCGCTGTATTTGCTACTGCGGCAGATGCAGATACAAAAGTTGCCGTTGAAATATCCCATGCAGTTGATAGTGCATAGTAATTAATGTCATCACCAGAAGTTCCAATAACATAAAAAGCCAAGCCATCTGGCCGCATAAAACAACCAACGGGAGAACTTTCTTGCGTTTCTACTAAAAGCGATTTAGTGGAATTTGTTGGAGAGGCATTCATTACACTGCCTTCGCTGATGTTTGTTCCGGTAATCCGGTTTACACCGTCAAAGGTAAAGTTTGGCGAACCTGCAAAGTTGCTTGCGGAGTTGTATTGAACTTGAGTCGTTGAGCCACCGGGAACACCAGCAGGCCCAGCAGGGCCAGCGATGCCGCGATCAATGGTGATTACTTGGGTAGGCGTGGGCGTGGTTACTAGCGTGATATTGTTGCCATCAACAACGCTGACAGATATGTTTGGCATCAGTTGTACACTCCATCAGAACGAACCAAGAACAAGAGGAAAATGATTCCATCATCGGCTGGTGTGGCACCAACGGCAGGGAAGCCAATTTTTATCCGACCACTGAACCCCACGCAATTTTGCGCATTGATGTCCAATTCAGGATCATTGCTCAACACGCTCCACGTTGATTCGTCAATGACCAATGTAAACGTGCCGCTGGCATCTACTCGATTGGAAATCGTGAGAGCCACAGGTGTCGGCGCTGGCTCGTAGTCGGCAATGTCAAACGTCAAGCCATTGCGCGTGTCAGTGATGTTGGTCACAGATCGCCGAAGGATAGATGCGTCAATGGTTGCGCCTACCAAACTCACTGGGGAGCCATTGGCGGTCATGGACAGGTTCCAGTAGGTCTTTTGGTTGTAGACCAACTCCCCGGCGATGATGGGGTTGCTAAAGCCGCTGACTTGCGTCAGGGTGTTCTGATTGAAGATTGCCAAGATAGTTCCCCTAAACTCGGGTGGTGACGCTCCCCGCACACTTGCGGGGCTACGGTCTTGTCTTGTGATTCTACATCAGCCTGCTGGCGGTGTGGGCCAGATGATATTGAACGGGTCTGCTTGTTTTGTGATGTCTCTGAGTGCTTGTCGATAATCTGCCCAAGCAGCTTTGTCTGATAACGGAACATCAGGAAGTTGCGTCCAGTCAGACGCTACAAGAAGTGCATTACGTTGACTTTTGACAATAGGCCATTGCGTTGCATCTGTACGAGGGTCTACCCATTGCTTGGTGTTGTAATCAAATACGTAGTATTGATTAGGCGCGTTTGGGATAGCTACTGGTTGGTTATCTTGAATATAATAACTGTTGTAATCATAATTTCCGTCAATGTACGATTCTATTGATGAATCATATTGAAGAAAAATATCAGATTCTAAGCAATTGCAAACTTTAGAAATTATCCCGGTAGTTTGGTTATATATTGTTATCATTAACGCTTTACCTCCAATGTTGTAATAATTCGGTAATTAGAAGATGGACTTCCTGATCCTGAAATGCTAATTACGTATGATACAGAACCTGACGCAGGCGTATCTAAAAGTGGAAATGCAAATTCTTGAGCAGGAATTACATAGCCTCCAAATTCGCTGTTAAATACTTCAAGACCTCCTTCAATTGTGTAACTAAAAATTGAAGTGCCATTTCTTGTAAGTGAAACAGTAACTGCATACGTATATCCGCGCGGATTTGCGCCGCCTGTTTGATAATATCCCGGATAAAAAATAATTCCAGTGTTTACAACGACAGGATTACCAGAGGAAGTATAAGTATGAGTCAATGAAAGGCTACTTGCGCTACTAGAAGTGGCCGAAGGAATGGTTACCGCTTGACCCGCGATTTGCAAAGTGTTTACAGCAGCGTTGGCAATTGCAGCGTTAGCAGCCGTAATGCTATTTGCAGCCATTTGAGATGCTGTAATAGTTCCAGATATATTTGCGGCGGGAACAGCCAAAGTTGTTCCGTCAAAAGTTAATGCACCAATACTGACTTTGTATGCGCTTCCGCTATAACCCAAAAAGAAACCTGTGCCTGTGTTATAGGCTGTTTGACCGCCTAATATTGCACCTGTGCTGTTTAATGTAAGGTTTCCGTTAACCGTTAATGAACCAGTATCAACAGTAATTGCAGAAAGATTGCCCACCTTCAAGTTGGAAAGGTATGGTGTATTCCAAATGGTTTGGTTTGTCGTTGGATAGTACAACCCGTCCGACTGGAACATCGCTTGGCCGGTTGCTGGAGTCTGCGTGGTCGTAGTGAAAGCCGTTGCCGCCGTTGGGGCAAAGTCCGTGGTCGCTGGAAGCGCGGTTCCTGTCTTTGTGACTGCTGCACCAGTGACCGTGGGGTTTCCCGTGTACAGCGCATAAGCACGAACAGCATTTACGCCGTTTGCGCCGTTTGTGGCGATTGCCGTCTTAGAAAACCCAACAGTCCAGCTTACAGTTGTAGTCGTGGCTGTAGCCAATGCTGAGATTCCAATTGCAGCTTGCCAAAGTGAAAGCCCAGCCGTGCCGGGGTTTGCTGGAATGGCAGTGAGCCAGCCATTGCCGCCCGTATAGGAGCCATTGCTTGCTGTTGCCCATGTGTAGGTAGATGAGCCTGAAGGGTCGCCCGGAGCGGCGGCAAGCCACTGGTACAAGTATGCGGTGGCAGTCTGCGTTCCCGTTGTCCCTGTTGGCGCCCACACCAGCGCGGAGCTTGCTCCACTGATCTGCGATTGACCAATGTCATTCAGTGCAACCGCGCCAAAATAATAGGTCGCCGCAGGCAGCATCTCATTCAAAAAGTTGAATGTAGAACCCGCCGTCAAAGATGTTGACGCAGGCGAAGTGTAGGTATCAAAAAGAGTCCACTGCGAAGCCGTAGGTGTTGGCGTTGTAGCGTAGTAAAGTTGAAGACTTGTGGTTCGCCCAATGCTTGGCGTTACAACTGCAATATCAAACGATGGAATGTCATTTGCTGGACGGCTGGCTGAAACAGTTGGCGCTGCAATTGTGGAAAAATAACTGGGCGATGCAAGATTTGTATTTGCCGCTGGGCTGTATTGAGTAATTGCCGCATTGTCATAGACCTGAGCGTTGTACTCATTTAGGTCAAGCGAAGCGCCAAGGTTTCCATCTGGCAACGAAATTTCGCTAACCTTCATTACCCTGAACAGCTTGGCATTCCAGCCGTAGGCGGCATTGGTCAACGTGACCACATCGCCCGCATCAACTTGAATGGCTGGGTAGGCCGCATTGATGGTGACGATCAAATCTTCCCGTGCCTGCTCAAGCATTCGGTTTGCCAAGTAAGTAGCTTGGACGGAATCGTTCACCAAGTCAAAGTTGCAACTGTACTTGTTGATCGGCTCATTGGCGTAAAGCAGTCCAGACGGCGTTTCAATGTAGACCACATCACGCTGGTCGCGATTGAGCTTTGATGGGAATTGCGCTTCAACTTGATTGATTGAGTTGGACAAATCAAGCAGCGAAGTTTTGATTTCACCGATGACGTTGTTGTCGTCAAATGCAAAGGTGGATGCCGTAGCCTTGTTGATTACGATGGCCCACTTGCCATTGGCCTCGTTGTACTGGTTCCACGAATCGCAAGACAACATGATGCGGTCAATGTTTGCCAATACGTTCTGACCGGTGTCAATTACGCCATTGACCTTGTATCGTGCCTGAGTTGCGGCAAAACCTGAACTATCGGTGAAGGTAATGGTTTCCTGCGCGTATGTGTCTAGGGCGGCAGCAGAGGCCGAATCTACAAGCCCAACAGCCATGCCAGCACCGTAGACCGTACTCTTCATGTAATCCAGCCAAACAGCGCCGGGATAAGCCGCAGATGCCCCGTTGAGGTACTGACCCACCTTAAAGGTGATCGCCTGCATTTGGGTCGTTTCTGCGTCCCTGCTGTAGTTCAGTTTAACGATTGCAAAGGCCAAGCCGTTCATCTGGCGATTTGTAGAGGGCCAGCGTTGCGCCACATCAATGTCTGCGCCGCCCATCAGGGTTGAAGGAGCAACTGAGGTGTTAAAGCCGGTGATTGTTCCAGCGTAGTCTGATGTGTAAAGGTTGATAAATAGATTTCCAGAAACCTTTGTATCCACATTGCCAGCGCCATCGGTAAGGCTGACCACCTTTGTTTGGTCTGTACCATCAAACGTGATGGTTCGATCTGAGTAATAAAACTTGGTGGTGTCAAATGTAAATGTACTAGTTGATTCGGCAATGCTGGAAATCACCAGAACGTAGTACATTGTTTTCTGGTCAGTAGACAACACAGCGTCCACAAACGTCCCGCCAAGATAGGCGTCACCATAAATGATTGGGATGTTGTTTGTTGGTGCTGGTGGATTCTGCTGACGCACTCCACTGTCTGTACCTACATTGGCACTAGGGTCGCCGGGGGCGAATGCGCGAGACACTAAAGATGAAATGACAAAGGTAACTGCAAATGAAGCCGCAGCCATACCAACAGAACCAAGAGCAGCCGCCATCAAGATGGCATCTCCGGCAAAAAATACAGCCGCAATAAGTGTTGTTGGCATAATTATTCTCTGAAAAAAGTTGCTTCAAGCAGCTTGTATTTGCGTTTTGTAAAGTCTATAAATGGCGAGTTTGAAAGCACTGAGGTGCAAACAAAATCAATGCGCCCATCATCAATCATTTTTGTTGCCCGACGATCAAACTCAGTCCAGAGTCTACCCCCTACCGTACCGTTGCGATGCTTTGGATCAACCCACCAAGCCAATTCTCGCAGTTCAAGAACTTCTGGACACCAGACATTGCCGGTAACGATTGCAGCAAGGAATCCACGGTGCTTGTCATCAATCAGGATAAACCCTCGTCCCGCAAGCATCATTTCCATCAACCTTGCCACATGAACTGGATCGTGAGCATCTTTATTTTGTAGTATTGCAATTGGCGATTGAGATGAGTAGTCTTTCATCATTTCAATCAAAATTGGCATATCGTATTTTGTGGCTTCTCTTATCATGTTATTTAAACGCCTGCACTTTCATAAACGTAATTATCTGGCGCAACGGTTTCCGTTGTAGCTGCTTGAGTTGCAACGATTGGCGGCTTGCCGAAGTCAAAATATGTAGACGCAACAATTGGAACCCGGTTCATTGATGTATCACTTGGGTAAATAAAGTTCCACGCTTTTGGCACCGTCTTGATTCCTTGAATGCGATTGTCAAGAATTGTTCGGAAACTGGAACAAGAAATCCCCACAGTGGCAATGCGAATTCTCAGATTGTCATCAAACTGCTCTGTGATAGAAGCGTTCGAAACGATGCCGGTGTATCGTTTGAAGAACTGAAGCGTGGGTGATATGATGATCTGATTTTGCGAATCAAGGAACCCGCGCCACACATCAATATTGGAGCCTTTGATATTTGCCGCCAAGATGATTGAGACATTAGAGCCATCAACGCCAGTTAACTGGACAGTTAGATCGGTTGAGGTGGCCTTGATGTTTCGATCAATCTGGCTTATTGACAAAAGACTTCCGAGATTATTGAAGGTCATGCCAGACACCGTAATCGGTGCTGCGGCATTGCAGAAGTAGTAAGTGTCTGTTGAAGTGGTCAGCCTGACAAATTCAGCTTGAACGATTGATGCGCTGTTCAGCGCGTTCATTGTTGTACTCATCCTATGATGTCCTCTATAAACACGAAATCACCGTCCCATTGCACAAAAGCGCCGTTGGTCATGGGGTTGAGCGTGTATGTCGGGCATTGTGCCGCAAGCAAGTAAAAGGTACAAGCCGATCCAACGGCGGTCAAGGTTCCAACGGATACGCTACCGATAACAGGCCGATGCAATGTCACCGGCACAGTGACACCTACTCCGCGCAAGACTTGAGCCGTCACCTTGTAGGTGTAACTTCCAAGCTGGATGAAATCGCCAGCCGCAAAAATTACAACGCCAGAAGTAACGGAAGGAAGATTGCCCACGGTAATGGTTGTCGCATTGGTGGCCGGGACAGATGCAAGTGTCAAAGCTGATACTTGGCCCAATGTCAAGCCACCTTGATATGCCGTAAACCAATTGAGGCCAGTGCCTGCAAACGTGATGGTCTGGGGAATCTGGCGGTCGTAGTTGTCAATGGTCTGTATCACGCCACGCACTTGGGGGTAATACAGGTAGTTGTGCGGCTTAACGGTGAATTGCCAAGGGACGGAAGTTAGGTACTGGGCCACACGCACCTGACCTGATCGGCTGACCTGTTGCCCAATAGTTCGTCGATTCTGGACGCCAATAGACTGGCTAATGTCAAAGATGGTTTGAAAGCTCATTATGTTCTCCCGCGCCCAACGGCAAGGTTTTTATTGCCATAAGCATTTGCCGCCCAAACTGCTTTGGAACTGCCAAGAATTCTATCTTCAAAACTCTTGGTATCGATTGCATCAATGTTGTAGTTAGTGATATTGTTTACTGTTCCACCCATATCCCCAAGTTTGCCGTTTGGAACAATGGTTCCAGCCGTCTTTGGCACAAACAATTCTGGCCCACGTTCACCGACCATTGAGGGAACGCCCACAGGTGGATCACCGCCATCAGCAAAGCCAAGCAGCTTTATACCGGCAGAAATAAGACCGCCAAAGCCGCCGCCACCGCTTGCACCTTCCCACAGTGCCATTGCCTGCTTCTTCAATTGGATCTTCAGCAAGTCTTGGAGAATGCTTTGCGTGAGCTTGCTAAAGTTTAGCGAGCCGGTGTTGACGAACTCATCCAATGCGGAGGTCATGTCCTTCCATACGGTGTCGTTGATTTCTTTCATGTACGCCAACTGCTCTGTCAACTCGACATTCAGCTTTGCATCATTCTTCTTGGCGGCAGCGAGCCTGTTCCACTGATCCAATGTGGCCTTGTCGCCTTTGGACTCAAGAACATTTTTGGCAATATCGGCTTGGTATTTCGCCTCAATCTCCGCCAGCTTGACCTGCTTTTCGCTCATGCCAACAGTCTTGATCTGGGCTTCCAGCTTTTCCTTTTCAATTGACAGCGTGTTTTGGGCTGCATAGTATTGATTGGTGTAAACACCAAGCCGCTCCAGCCTATTGTTGTTTTCCTCGTCCTCAATCTTTTGACGCGCAAATCGTTCTGCCTGGGCGGCGTCTACGGCCTTGTTGATCCGCTTCTGATTAAAGTCGTCCATCTTTGCAAGATACTCAACACCCTCTTTCTCCACCTCAGAAAGATAGACGCGCAAACGCTGACCTTGGAAGTCTTTGTCCTTGGTTGCAATGTCCAGCAAATAATTTGCATACATGTCTTCCCGAGTCTTGTTTGACTCAAGATAAATCTTCTGCTCATCATCAGCAGCAGCCAGCAGGTATGCGTACTCCAACGCTCGCTTGGCGTCAGCAGCTTGTTTCTTGCGCGAAAGCTCCGTATCAGCGCCACCGGAATCACCATACTTTTTGATGGCGCCCTTCTGGCCTTCCATTCTTGCTGACTCTTCCTCTGCGCTGACAAGAGTGGCAATCAGCTTCTTCTTCTGTTCTTCCAGGCGGCTTAATTCGTCTGCATAAGCCTTGACGTTTTCATCTTTATCACCGAGCAATGGGCGTGCCTTTGGCGCACCTTTGGCGGTCACCAAATTAATTTGCTCTTGGATTTTCCGGATCTGTTCTGGAATGGTGTCTGGCTTGCCAATATCCTTTACAGCCGCCCAAAAGTTTCCCCAGAATTTTGTACTGGCATCAAGGGCTTGATCCAAGTACCCAAGCTCAATCTTTGTCTTGTTGAAACTTTCGTTCAGCAAGTCACTGGTGTAGATAATTGATTCTTGCCTTTTGCCCTGCTTGTCAAGTGCCTCGATGTGCTTGTATTGTTCAAGCGTCAAAAAGTTGTATTGGTCGTTCAGCTTTCTGGCGCTCGACGCCGTTCCGTCAAGAGCAGGAATAAGTTTCGCGGCAGCTTCACTCGCAGTCAATCCGCTCAACTCAGAGAATTTCTGAATGGTCTTGGAGACGGAATCAAAGGTCTTGTTGGTAAACTGACCTGAGCCAATCATGGAGTTCAGGATTTCTTTGGCGTCGCCAATAGATGCCCTGGACGTGCTTGCAATGGTGGTCGCCATCACGCCAAACTCATCCACCGTGACTTTGGAATAGTTGCCGGTCAGGATGATGGAGTTGGTCAGGGCGTCAAATTCTTTGCGGCCTTGATATGCCCCAAAAGCCGCAGCGCCAATAGCTGCTCCGACAGCAATCATTCCGCCAGTGACGCTGAACACGATTGGGCCAAGCACTCGAAACATGTTGCCCAGGCCACCCATCTGATCCTTCAACTGACCACCCTGCTGGATGGCGGCAATCATCACGCTCTGGCCCGAAGCGATCTGAGTGAAGAAGTCGGTCGTCTGGTACATCAGACCTTGCTTTTGCCATGCTGTGAGGCCACCAGCGGCCTTGTGGGCGCCCGCAGCCACCTGGTCATAGGCAGCGGCCTCGGCAAGAAGTTTCGCTTTGTATGTGTCTGTTGCAGACATGAAGCGGCCTTCATTAATTTCTCGTTCAATTAATTGAACTTTAGTTAATGTTTTTCCGTAATCTTCTGTTGCGTATTTAAGCGAAAGTATTTCTTTAGCAGCCGCCTCAGAATCACGCTTAATAGCTTGACCAAGTTTTTTATTTTCTTGGATTGCCTTGTCAACAGACGCAGTAAACTCAGCCATGTCTAGGCCGAGAACAACACCCAGTCTAGCTGTGTAATTTGAAGCCATTATTTCTTCCTTCTTCTGGACAATTTAAGCGCGTATTCCGGGATGACGGTTGCCAGTCTTGTCTTGAGTATGCCAAGAACCGCATCCACGTTGGAGTCTAAGGCAGGACGAAGAAAAGGTCGCGCTGGCATTTTAGCCGTTCCAAATTCATTTGCCAAAGATACGGCGCTCCGCTTGACTGATACAACGGCAATGACCGCATCAGTCTCATTTACAAAATTGGATTTTTTGTCCCGTTCATTGGGAATTCTGGAATCTATGCGAATGGTGTCCCGCATGTGGATTTTGTCGGTGTTGTTCTCGTCGTAGGCCGCCATTGCTTTTGCGGCAGCTTCAACCGGCTGCATGGCGTCACGAGCCGCCAGCGCAAGCGTTCTGCGGGCCAGCGTGTCTGCCCGAAAGCCCTGCGCCATAGCCTTCAACTGCTCCTCAAACTCAGCGAAGCCTTCCAGCTTGATCGTCCTATTGTTTGGGATGTAGTCGGCCACTTTACTCTTTCAGAAATTCCTTCGATTCTGGTCGTGACAACATGAACGAAAGCAATTGATTTTGAACCTCAACCCTTTGACCCTCCTCGCTCGGAGGTGGAATAATGTATTCGTGCATCGAGGGAAGCACTTGTTTTATCGTATACGGCGAAGTCACCGGCTGCTTGAGTTTCGCATTCAAGTTCCCGGTAGTCAAGCAACTGAGCGCGAGCAAAATTGCTTTATTTCCAATGAACCCATCACTCAGCAATATCTCAATATTTCTGAAGTCCTCGGAGTCAATTTCATCAGGACACCCACCGTGGGCCAGGACATATGCCCTGGTCTGTGCATGAGTGTCCTGGATTAGTTTTTTCGAGCGTCCTTGTAACCGGGTTGGATTGCATCAGAGATTTTCTCCAGCAACTCCATCTGAACCTGGGTCGGCCATTCTTCTTCAATCTCTTCGTAGGTGATGTCGGCCAGCGTGCCTTCCACGGGCACCAGCAGCTTGACGTACTCCACGATCTTGTTTTCCATCATGGTGACAGTCTTCACCAATTCGCGCAGAGAGCGGCCATCGACCACCACATCGTCGTCCTTGATTTCCACGCCGCTGATTGAGGGGTCTGCAACGAATGGCGCCGCCATCTTGGTGTACCGGGCTTCTGCCTTGTCCTTATCAATCTCGCTGATGCGGGCCTGAATGCTTTCAAGCTCTTTGGATAGCGGCACACGAACCTTGAAGTCGTGGTCACCCAAAGTGAAAGTCTTGATGCGAAGGGATTTGGAATCGCCAAATGCGTTGCCGAGCTTGCTCATGTTTTATCCTTTGATTATCTTGTTGAAAATTTCTTGATTGAGCGCCAGCGCATACGCTACCACTTCGCCTGGAGACATGTGGTGTGCGTGATGCTTGGCAATCTCATGGGCCAGTGTAACAGCGGTCATTCGCTGCTGCATAAACCCAAACCAATCTTTGCGAGTTTCTGATTGCTTTGCAAGAAAGCTCAAAAGATCGCCGGTATTTTGTATTGTCGTTTGTTGTGTCATTTGAGTGTGAGCAGATAAAGTGTGCTGTCGATCAATAAAGCAATTTCATCAATGATGTTTTGAAGCTCTGAATCCTGCGGAAAACCATCGGTTACACGCAGAGTTGCAACCTCACCCTTGAGATACATCAGATAGTCTTCAGGCTCTGTCGGCAAATCGAAGCCAGGCACATAGGAAACGCGATTGGCATACTTGCCCTGGTACGCCTCAATAAAGCCGTCTACGAGGTCGCCAATGGCCGAATAAAAGGCTTTCAAGGCCATGTGTTGGGCATGACTACGTGTTGCCAAGTGCAGCATGTGTGCGCCGGTCACGCTGTGCAAAATGCAAGTGGCAAATTCTCCAACTGAATTGGACTGAGCTTGTTCCACACTGAATTTCATGATTTGGCTTTTTTGCTTACAACCACCACTTCAACGGGGTTGTACTTCGACAACAAACGCAATGCCACGCCTTCAGCCGAATCGGCATCAGCGGTCAACAATGCGGCAGCAACTTCGTTGGCATCAACCGATGAAAACCTGGCGATTAAGTCCAAGTCTCCATTGGCTGATACCAACCCCTCAACCACTTGGTCAAGGGTTTCCATTACGTGTTGCTCCAGCCGTACTGACCACCGCGAGGGTGTACGGTGAACACGCATTTGGCTTCAGCACCAGGTTGAGCATCAATCTGGAACTGGCTGACACGACCATTGAATGCATAGGCAATCGTGCTGGCACCGCTGACAGCGGCAACAACGAAGGTGCGGTCAATGATGCCACTGATAGCGTCACCGCGAATCAACAGCAAACCGGCGTCCGAAGGATTCCAAGCGGCGGTAATGGTCATGCTGGTGGGAGCCGACTGAACCGGCACTTTGTCCGATTGACGGGCGCCTGCGACACTGAAGTTTGCCACTGCGTCGTCCTGGCCAAAGGCTGGGACTGCTTCCACGTTCAGCGCGGTGCCTGCTGCGCCAGTGCCGTTTGCCACGGTGCCGACGATGGTGGCGACTTGAGCCGCCCAGACCGACAAGTTGGCGGTCGAGAGAGCAGAGGGCGTAGCGCCCGACTGCATCCACATTGAGGCACTAAAGCCTGGGAGAATAACTGCTGGTGCTGCCATGATTGACTCCTAAAATTAAGCGTTGTTCGACCAGCCGTACAGATTGCCACGGGGGTGGATCGTGTAAACGGCTTTGGCTTCTGCACCGGGCTGTGCGTCGATTTGGAATTGCGACACGCGACCAATGAAGGCGTAGTAAACGATGTTGGTGCCATCGGTGGCAGCGATCACAAAGGTGCGATCCACAGTGCCGCTGTAGGCGTCTGTGCGAAGCAACAAGGTCACGGCATCAGAGGGATTCCAAGCTGCGGTGATGGTCATCGAAGTTGGGGCCGACTGAGCGGGGATTTTGTCGCTTTGACGAGAACCAGCAACCGAGAAGGATGCAACGGCATCGTCTTGACCAAAAGCTGGGATTGCCTCAATGTTCATCAGATTGCCAGAAACAGCAATAGGAGAAACACTGGCGACCAAAGACAATTGAGCCAAAGTCAAGGGCGTAGGCGAAGCCAAAGGCTGGGCATACATCGAGGCACTAAAGCCTGGGAGAATTTTATTGGGTAAAGCCATTTTGCATTTCCTTCAAAGAGTGGTACGAGTTATCTTATGTTGGTATGTCCAATGTGCAATCCAAAAATACCTGCGCCAACTTGTTTTCGTTGTCATAGGAATTGTAAAGCCATTGCACATCCGCTTTTGAAATCTGGAATCCATCAGTCACACCGCCAAAGAGGCCCGCATAACCATGAAGTGATTGCAAAATCTGATTCGATATTGTAAATCCATCTTCGATCACTTGTGTGAAGATTGAAATCTGGATCACGGGTCGATCAATACCTTTGTTGTCCTGGTTGCCGCCAGTGTAGACCGGCTGGTGGACATTGCGCAACATCCATGTGATGAACTTGGGCTGTGTGGCAAAGTTCCGGTTGAAGGCGGCATACACCGGCACGGGCGTGACAATGCTTGCCAGTTGATACTGGATCGCCTTTGCATACTGAACCGGATTTTGTTGTGTTGCCATTAAACCGCCGTCAAAGGATCATTTCGGACGCACAAGAACAGTGCCGACATACGGTCATCTGCTTCGCGCACATTGTCAATTCGCCAGTCAAAACCACGCCAAGTAATCGAGTACAAGTTCTGGTTGTCGATGATGGTCTTTATGTTGGGTGTGTAGTTCAACGTAAATTCAACGACATCAGAATAAACCCGGTACTTTTCCGTGATTTTCACATTGTTTGCGACAGCATGAACCCGGCCTCTGGTGATAAACCATAAAGTTTGGGTCGTTGCTTGCTCACCAAAGGTCGATTGACCAAAGGTGAGATTGTTGACCGTCAGGTTTTCAAACCGTGCTATTGCCATTTACATCACCAAAGGTTTGTATGGGCGCAAAAGAGTTGCAACGCCAAATGGAATGTCATGCAGTTTCCGGTCGGTAGTGTTGCTGCGATTGTTGTATATGTGAGTAAGCAACAAAAGACCAGCTTGCTTGATGACGGGATATGCCGCCAATGGGCTTGCCACAGTCGAATAGTCGATCACGATTGGCGCGGTCATGGTCGAGTTGATGCTGGTGGGCAGACTCTGCACGATCAATTTGTTGCCAGAGTTGTCGTAGTAATACTGCGATGGATCAACAGTCACCGAGGTGGCTGGGAAATCGTCATTCCAGTATTTCAACGCCGTGATGGTCACTCCAGGCAAAGACGAATTGATGTTTTGACTGACCTCTGGAATGTCCAGGCACACAGGTGCCGCTGCAAGGCTCTCAATACCGTACCAGACGCGATAAGACACCGGGAAGATGGAAAGCCCTAGGTAATCCTCAATCGCCTGCCTGATGGCTACTTCTAGCCCTGACAAATACGTGTCCTGACTTTCGTCATCAAACATATTTAGCTGATTGGTGATTTCTGCAAGCGTCAACCAAGGCGTTGCATTATCACGACCAATCTGCTCAACCTTGGAGTAGTTGAACGGATTGCGCGTCACTGCCCCGAAGGGCAGGCCAGCAAGTGTGGAATCTGCTGCCATTGATTACGTCTCGATCAATCGAACGCCAGCAAACGGGTCGCGCACGGAACTGACCATACGTTTCTCTGCGTACAGAGTAACGAAGCCGGGGGTCGTTTGTTCCATTGCTTGGACAGTCATTTCTTCAACATCGCAGATGTTGAGGAATCGAGGCCAGTTCGCCAGGTACACGGGGATTGCTCCGTCTGTACCGGTTGCGTCAAGGTAGGGGTTCGGGATGACGGGGAAGCCAAGAATGTTGACCGCTGGGCCTTCGCCAAGCTCACCAGTTTCAACCAAAGAGTAACCACCAGCGCCGTGAGCGTATTGACGGATTGCGCTGATGTAGCTGGGGTGCATCTGCCAAGCAGTTCCGGGCATATTCCAGTATTGAGGCGGCAATGCCTCTGCCATCTCAGCCAACGACTCATAGTCCACTGAGGTGTGAAGGTGCCCAACGGTAGCCAAGGTGTGCAGGCCATTGGTGATGCTGGTTCCAGACGTTCCGAAGGCCGCTGTAGCGCCCGCAGCGCCAGGGTAGCTGTTCAGGCCACGCAAGCCGTCAGTGCCGCCAGTGGTCGTGGTGGTAGTTCCAGCCTGGTCATCGTTCAGGCCCATTGAGGCGCCTTCGATAGCCGCGAATTCCATCATCAGGTCTTCGACCAATTCAGACTCAAGGCCATTGATGTCGGACATGGCTGCGGTGCGGATCGGCAACTGAGCCGTGATCACGCGAGTGGGCAATTGCCAGATCGTGGTGTTGGTGCCTGGCGTGCCGCTGTTGGGGGTAAACGTGTAGCCCCAAGGGTTTGTTTGGTTTGCCGCATTACCGGTCTTGGCTACGAATTGGGCGCTGGAGCCAGCAACTTTTTTCTGCCGCGCATAAACACGGAATGGGTTTGCATATCGCAGTGCTGCGAATGCGTCATCAAAATAAGTCTTACCACCTTGTCCATCGCCGCTGCCACCCAACGAGGCTGCTTCGCGCAAATCAATGGTGATTTTTTCTCCGGTTTCCAGAGTTTGTTTAACGCCGTCGAGGATTTTTTCGGTAATGGTTTTCATGGTTTCTTCCAAGTTAGTTTCACCAATAAGAGGGGCCGAAGCCCCCCTTAAAGTATCTGCAATTAAGCAGCAGCAGTGCCGGTCGAGCGGAAACGCACCAGGGCGTTAGGATCGCGCACCGAAGTTGCCAGACGCTTCTCACCGTAGAAGGTGATGTAGCCAGGCAGGGTCTGGTCATAGCGACGCATCACCATGTTCAGGCGGTCGATAATCGTGTGACCACGAGTCCAGTCGCCGAAGAACATTGGGTACTTGCTCACAGTGCCAGCCGCGCCGGTAGCCAGTTGGCTTGGTGCGTCCAGATACTTGTTCATGACCACATCAAAGCCCAACAACTGACCAATGATGCCATTGGGATTCAACGACTCAGTGGAGTTAAAAATTGGACGACCATTGGTGTCTTGCAGGCCACGGATGGCTTGAGCAAGAATTGGGCTGACCATGAAACGCGCACTTTCCGTCCAATACTGTTGAGGCAGAGCGTAGATCGTGTTGATCACGTCTTTGTACTGGATGTTGTTTGCGCCAACGGTGTTTGCATTGGTGGTCAACTGGTCGTAGGTTGCCAAACTGTGCAAGCCAGTCGTGGAACCAGTACCGGAAGTACCAAATGCGGGAGTGGAGGTCGTGCCGCCAGTGTAGGTTGCGTTTGCGCCAGGGTACTGGTTCAAGCCACGCAGACCATCAGCGCCGCCAGTAGCCACGGTAGAACCGGTGCCAGTTTGGTCGTTGTTGGAAATCATGGATTGAGCTTCAGACTGGGCGAACTCAGCCAGCATGTCGTCAACGATGTTGGCTTCCAGGCCGTCGATGTCGTCCAGAGCCGCAGTACGGATCGGGAACTGCACATTGATGTCCTTGAGAACCAATTGCCAGATGCTGGTGTTTTCAGTGGTAGGCGTGCCGTTGTTTTGAACAGCGTAACCCCATTGAGCGCCAGCATTGCCGGTCTTCACGCGGAACTGATAGCTGGAGCCATCGGTAGCCACGGTGCGAGACAGACCACGCATTTGGTTAGCCAAACGCAGAGCGACGAACACAGGGTCGTAGCTAGTGCGTCCACCTTGACCATCACCGCCAGCGGTCAGGCCAGCAGCTTCTTTCAAGTAGGCGTCGTACTGATCGGTGCTTTCAAACATCTTCAGTTCTTTTTCGCCTTGACGGCCTTTGTAGTACGTGGACAGTTGCTCACGCACAGCACGGTTGACATCGCCGCGAACGGTCTTGGCAATATTGATGACGGGGGCAGCTTGCACGGAGGCTACTTTGGCTTCCAGGGCGGCAACCATTACAGCCATTTCAGCTTTTACAGCTTCCACGGCGGCGGGGATTTTGGCTTCAACAGCCGACACAGCTTCAGCCTGCTTGGCTTCAATTGCGTCCAGTTTTTCTAGGATCACTTGAGACATGGAATTAACCTTTCAGTCGTTTTTCGAGGGATTTGAGAAGCTCACGACGCTCAAGAGCGGCGAGAATTTCATCGTTAGCCGCATCTGATAATACATCCCGTACTTCAGATTCGGTTTCAACTGCAACAGGAGCAACATCACGTTTCTCCACGATGCCTTTGATTACAGACGCGGCTAATTTCGCATCTTTTTTGTCAAGTCCTGCATCCCGCAGAGCCTGTTCAAAAACCTTCAGATCGGCAGAGCCGTCGGGCCGGAAATACTCCAACTTGCTGACGTTTGCTTCTGGGTTGTTGGGGTACATCACCACGGAGACTTCGCGCAGTCCGCCTTTGGTGATTTGGAAATAGGCTTCATCCGATTGATCGGGTTCGCCATTGGCGTTGACCATTTGATAGTCTTCAGCATAAGCACCAACAGACACGCCGCCAAACATGCTGGGCGACTCGCACATGATGGTGTACATGTCTTTGCCGGCAGCGGTGTTCATGTAAATGCGGCCTTCAGCAGTCATGCCGGAGTCGGTCATTTCAAACGATGTCCACTCACCAATCGGCATTGAATCCGAGTTGTGATTCATGAACATTGGAAGAGGCTTGCCAGTCTTGGCAAAGGCTTCCGCCCAGTCCATGAAGCCTTCTGGCTTGTAATTGAACCTGCGACCATCGGCGCCTTCACGAGCGCCCCATGTGGTTACGGTGGCTTCAATTTTGCCGGTCTGGCCCTTGGCTTCTTTCACCAACCGTGCTTCGCACAGCATCGTTACATTTTTTTGCGTCATTGATTACTCCATCAACTTTGGTTCTGTCAATGTCATATGTTGTGATGGATTTTTTCTTCACACGCAGCATTTGGCGTGCAAAGAATTGTTTGATTGTATCCTGCAAAATGATTATTTTCCAATATTCATCTTTTTGGACTGGTTGCCACCACCACCGCCCGTGTCTTGAGGGCTTGTTCCGGGAATAGTATCAGATTTTGCAGAAGGATCAAGCAGATCATCGGCGCCTTCTTTGTTGGACATATTCATGTATTGGCGGGCCTCATTTGGCGTCATGATACCAGCACCAACTCCGGCAACAGCAAAGTTCATTTGATCCAAGGGAGCGCCCTTGAGGAAATCGCGCGTATCAAACTCAATTTTCAGGTTGGGGTATCCCTGAAACAATTGCATCTTCAGCTTCTGTTGGATATTCACCGTAGTGGGGTAAATCGTGGACTTGTAGAACTCATCCAGAATCGTCTGGGTGTTGTTGTACTTCTGGTCGGCGATTCCGATCAATGCGGGTGGCACACCAAACAGGCCACAGATCCGTTTCATGGTTTGCGTCTTCAGCTTCTCTGTGTCAGCGTCCTGCAAGGTGAGCATTTGCAGTGGCGTGTACTTCATGCCTTGATCCAGCAGCATTCCCTGTCCAGGCTTGCTCGGATCTGACTGACGTGAGCCGGTCATGCTCGACCAGGCTTCCTTCAGGCGGGCTGCAATCTCCTTGAACTTGCCATCGGGGATGACTTGCTCGGTGGTGAACATGCCAGAGGGTTTTGCACCGTTCTGCATGACGTAGTTGGCGTACAGGTCGATGTCCTGATCCAGGCTGACCAGTTCAGCGGCCAGGATGCCCTTGTTGAAGCCCGCAGAGCCTTGCCACGCCATGTCTTTGACGTGCATGACCTGGTGGGCAGTCAAAGGCTCATCGCGGCTGAAACCGTAGCTGGGCGTGGACAGGCGATAGCTGGGGTAGCGCGTGGGCGTGATGGTCACAGCAATCAGCGTGCTGTCCAGCATGTACATCTCCAGCGGAGTCTCTAGGGAGTTGCCCTGATTCTCGCGCCACCAGAGGGTGAATGCCTCGCCAGACAATTCGTACCACATGATCCACTGATACCAGAACTCATAGGCGCTCTGGAAGCGATTTGGGGCGGCAAGAAGCGCCGCAACCTGCTTGGCCTTGGCCTTGTCTCGCTTGCCTACCTTTTCGTCCTTGCAGGCGTCCACATAGGTGCCATCGTCCAGTTCCGCCATCACGCGGATGGGAAGCTGGGAGATTGCCCGAGCCTTGGTGGCAACGCACGCCAGGACAGTCGAATTGCGGGTGAGCAGCGACATGTCCACCGGGCGACCGGCGTTGTTGGTCGATGACGTGGTGACGTACAGAATCTGGGTATTGACCGTGGGATTGGTCTTACCGGCCTGATAAACGATGTTATTTCCAAGCGCGGTCTGTCCAAATAGCGTATTGGATTCGTTCGCGGGCGCTTGTTTTTGCTTGAAAATGTCGAAAATAGCCATGTTTTTCTCCGGTTTTGTCCGATTCTACCAATCAACTGACCGAAAGCCAAATGAATCGTTCACAAAGACGTTGTCCAGATGGCAATGCATCGCCATGATGAGGGTAATGATGCCGTCCACCTTGGCTGATGGGTCGGATTCGTTCTTCCTGACCTTGACGTTTCCATTCACGTCAGTATAGACCTCGCAGTTGCCAAGCTGCCAGCCCACAAATGGGTTGCCATCGTGCTTGATTGCCTTCTTCAGAATCAGCTGTTCTGTGGTCTTGGACGGGTTGGAAAGTACCGACATACTCTGACCGACCTTTTTTACGGGTAAAGCATTCCCAAAAAGATTCGCGACCAGTGATGCAGCATTATATGGGTCAAAGCCAATTTCCTTGACCTCATTCTCTTTGCATTCGTTGTTGATGTACTGCTCAATCTCGTTCATGTCCGTCACATTGCCTTGGGTCAACTTCAGGATGCCAGATTCCACCGCCTGCATATAAATGGATCGGTAGTGGTTCGGAATGAACGAAAGCGACTCCTCTGGCAAGAAGAATTTGAACTTGGCAAAGAAGTCTTCTTCGCCGTACCGCTTCACCGTGGCGACCGCATTCAAATCGCGGCTGTGCGCCAGGTCAAACGCCATGAAAACGGCCTCTGGCTTGTCTGCTGGCTCTACCCCCACGGATTCGTCCCAATGGCGTCTATCGACCCATGCGGAGTTCGCGCTGACGTAGATGTTCAACTGCTTGCACAGGAATTCATTCAGGCTGGCAGGCTTGGCCGATGCCTCTGCCGCCATGTGGGCGATATGCTCTGTAGTGACAGAAACTCCCAGCATGGGATTGGCCTTGCCCCACACTGCCGGGTCGCTCCACTCATCGCCCGGATCGATGCTGTACAGCAGGCCAAACCAGCGGAAATTGTCTGGTGCAGCGCCGCGCAGCACATTTCGGAAGTGGCTCAAGTCCTCATAGAACTTGGTTTCCTTGGTGAAACTGGCTGTGGTCAGGTACATCCGCAGCGGGTTTTTTCGTGCGCCCATACCTGAATGCAGCACCTCAATGGATGACCGCTCCACGATCTGCGCCGCCTCATCAATCATGGCACAGGACGGGTTCTTTCCATCGCCGGTCTTCTTGTTGTCTCTGGACAGCGCCCGATAGGTCGAGGTGGAGTCACCGGCCTTTTTCAATTCGTTGCGGTAGACGATGAATTTTGAGGTCAGTTCCGACTTCATATTCTCGACAATGGCTTTGGACGAATCAAAGCAAATCGTGGCCTGTTCCCGGTTGGTCGCCAGGGTGAAGACTTCAGCGCCAGCGTCACCGAACTGGAGTTCGTAGAGCGCAATGATGGATGCCAAAGTGGTCTTGCCAGATTTGCGCGGAACGAACAGGATAACGTCAGTTGTCCAGCGGAAGCTGTGGTCACGCTTGTCGCGGAAGCCGTAGATGGCCGCCAGCATCAATACCTGAAATCCGCTCAACTCAATTGTTTTGCCTGCTTCTGCGCCCTTTACATGGCGCGTGAACTTGACAAATTTCAGGATGTGTTCAGCCTTGGCTGGGACGAACTCATAAGGTGCGTCCTTGCGCTCCACCATGTCGAGGAATCTCTGACACGATAGCCTGACATCCTCGCAGGCCGATACATCTCCACGGACTACGCCAATGGCGTATTCAAAAGCTGGTTTAAGCAGAGGCGAATAATTCATCTACGTCACTGACCTTATTTGATTTCTTGGGCCGTCCACGGGCGACCAGCGCCAGTTCAGCCAATATCTTGATTGCTTTGTCGAGGGATTCGGTGCGGATCTTGTACCACGCGCTGGGGGCTTCACCAGAATGGAATTCGTAGGTTAATCCAGTGTCCAGAATACGCACATGGGCGGTGATCATTGTGCCGACCACCATCACCAATGAGCCAATCAGAAGTTCATCTGACGCCGTGATGTTGCCGGTGTTGTTCTCCACCTCATTGCGGATGGCTGTCTCGAATGACTTCTCTTCCCACTTCATGGGGTCGCGGAGGAACTCAATAATTTGTCGAGGGGCTGCTCTCATATTCGTTTAATACTCGCTGGTAATCGACCAATTCATAGTCAATTGGTTCGGGTTGAACGTAATGCCTAAATATACCCTTCTTCTCCAAAGCGGATTTGACGCCGTGGCATTCAGGGCAAAGTGATTGGAAAACATTGTGCGTGAATGCGTGCTCTCCAATAGCACGCCATGCAAACAAATGGTCTACATGGGAAGCCATATTTACGTAGCCAAGTGATTGACAGGAAACGCAAAGCGGGTTCTGAGATAACACGCGCTGACGTATAGAGTCCCACGCAATCATGGCATACATTTTATTGAACTGTTTTCTGTTGTCATCTACCTTTCTTTTTGGTGCATGGCCTTCGCAGAGCGATTTACCACGGGCGCAAGGCATTTTGCAGCCAAACTCTGAGCAACGATCTGTTGGGAATGTGGGCATTTGTGTGATATTAGCACGAGGCATCCCCCTTACTGACTTTTGGTG